GCGCCACCTTTGCTTCCCCCGTGGAGGTCAACCCGCCGGTCGCCGCCAGGAACAGCATCAGCTTCAGCTTGTGCTGCAGCAGCAGGATGCCGCCTGGCGTCTCCATGATCATGGGGCCGACCTTCTCGGCCGAAAAAGCGCGCGTGAGCGGATTGCCGTCCGCCCTGCCTGCGGCCTTGATGCATTCGGTCACAATGACCTTCGCATCGCGCATCCCGATCCCCGATCGCACGGCGTCGTCGTGCAGCTGGATGATGGTGCGCCCGGTACCACCGCCGACCTGTTTGCCGGACTTGTCCAGGATCGGCTGCGCCTCGATCGCCTCGAGCGCCTCGAAGCTCGGCCGCATCAGATGGGTGGTGCCGGCGAGCTCGATCTCGAACTCGCCCCTCGCCTCGCTCGCCATGCTCAGGACAGCTGATCGACGGTCGGCGCGTCAGCGATCGCGAAACCGCCCTTCACCGCGACGGCGCCGTCCTGGGTGAAGGTGCGGCTGGCGATCGACCCGTAGACCGAACAGGTGAAGATCGAATCGGCTTCGACGCCGTCGACACCGTTGCCGCGGACCTGGATCATGAAGGGCTCGCGGGGGACGACGTTGCAGGCGCTCTCAAAAGCCGAATAGGCCGGATCCGGGAGGGTCGGCTGGATATCGAGATCCATGCTGATCTCGATGTTGCCGTAAGCGGAGGTGTTGTAGCCCCGCTTGTTCTTCGACGCGGTCGAAATCTTGGTCTGCGAGCGGGTGTCGGTCAGCGTGCCCTGGCCGTCGATCGCGGCGTAGTCGGCCATGCCGCCCACCTTGACCCACAGCAGATAGTCGTCGCCGAGCAGGATCTTGCTCATCGGGGGTTACTCCAGATTGAGGCCGCGGTGGGCCGGGAATGATGGGAAATCGCCGTCAGGCGCCGATGACGACGACCTCGTAAGTCGCAGCCGCCCCGGCCGCGTTCGCGACCTTGAGGAGATCGGCCGTCGCGGCGACGATCGGATAGCCAGCGGCGTCCGGGGCGACGATCACCAGCAGGCCGCCGGCGTTGACCACGGCCGAGCCCGTCGCGGGGCCGAACGGACCGGCGATGCCGTTGACGACGTTGCCGAGCGTGAGCGCGGTCGTGTTGGCCGGGTCCGACACCACGATCAGTGCCTTGAGCTTGGTCAGCGCCAGGCTGGCGCCGAAGGCATCCGAGAGAACGCCGTTCAGGTCGATGCTTTCCGACGCGGCCGACGCGAGGGTACGGCGGTCGCTCCAGATGTGCGCGGCCTGGCCGGCGCCGGCGCCGTCCTCGAGCGCGATACTGAAGTGCTGATCGAGGTGCGAAGACAGATCCTCGACGTCGAGCGAGCCGCGCAGCAGGGCGGCGACCGAGAGAGCGATGCGGGCTGAGAGCATGGGATGTCCTTTCAGGCGGGCTGGACGAAGCAGGAGAAGGATTGCGATCCGACGTAGGTGGCGCCGTCCTCAAGAATCGGGGTGCTCATGTGTGGCGCGCGGGTGCGCGAGATTTCGGCGCCGGCGATCTCGATCTTCTGGCGATCGAGCGCGGCCCGGATCTTCGCCTGGTCGGCTCGGACCTGCAGGATCGTCGACGACTGCCGGCAAACGTGGATCGCGACGTCGTGTCGCTCGAGCGCGCGGGTCTTCGAGCCGAGATCGGTGACCTGGTCGTCGCCGAGAAGGGTGAACGGATAGACGACGACTTCCTGGCCGCCTTGGGATGTCGTGGGCGGCGCACTGACCACCTGGGGGATGTCGAGAGCGCTCAAGGCCGTGAACAAGGCGCGCTGGAGCAAGCCGGCGCCGTCGAACGGAACGTCAGTCATCACCAGCTCCTCGCGACGCCTGGGTGAGGATGTCGTCCATGATCGTGCGGTAGCCGGGCAGCGTCTCGAGCCGGAATTGGGTGCGAACGCTGCGAATGATGTACCGCGGCTTCATCGCCCGGACGTTGATCCCGTTCGGATAGCTCTTCTGGCCGCGGGTCACGCGGACGTTGCCGCCCTTGCGCCCGACATCGAGGATATGGGCGTAGAAGACGATATCGCGCTTGCTCAGCTCGCCGACCTTGAGGTTGAGGGTCGAGGGCGTGACGCGCCAGCTGATGCTGTTGCGCGCCGCCCCCGGCGTTCGATTGGGGCGAGGCACGGAAAGGACCGGAATGCGGTTCTGCATGCCCCCGGCGAGCACCGGGCCTGCCGAACGAAGAAACGTGACCAGACGGGGATCGGCGAGCGCGCCGATGCCCTTGAGCATCCGCCGGAAGCTTGCGCCGCCCTTGACCGACGATCGACGCGCCATGATCAGGCCGGCTCGGCCGCGCCGCTCTCCACCGTCATCACCAGCGCTTCGCGTCGCCCATCCGGATCAGCACAGGTGCGGATGTTCAGGGCGGTCCCATTCCACATCAGCCGGTTGGCGGGGTTGATATCGGTCCGAAACCGGATGGTGACGCGATAGAGCTGCGTTGCGTTCGCTACCCCTTGGCGAAAAGCTTCGCCGCCATTTAGCGGCTCGACCTTCGCGGAAATGGTAGCCGTCTTCTCCCACGCCTTCACCGTGCCACCGCCGCCATCACTGGCGCCGGTGAATGACTGGATGTCCATTCGCTGGTTCAGTGTGCCGGCCGACAGGCGCATCAGCCGTAGATCCGGAAATTGACCAGATTGGCATCGATGCCGTTCGGGAGCGTCGAGGGCGTCACGCTGCGCTCAGCGATCGTGTCCTCGCGATTGACGTACAGATCGCCGAGCATGAGCAGCACGGCCCGCATGACAGGCTCGGGCACGTCGTCGGCAGCGCCATAGCCCACCACCGCGATGATTTTGATCGCGTCCTCGACGGACTGCAGGTTCGGCCAACGCACGCCGTAGGCAGGCCGAATGCCGCGTGCGAGCCCCGCCCCGAACAGCTTGAACTGGTCGGGATCGAGCGTCTGCTCCTCGCCCGATGTGTCCAGGTAGGTGAGCGTGGCGATCGATTGGACAGGTCCGATCTGGAACCGGCGCAGATCGTCGAAGCTCCCCGCAAGCAGCTCGACCGTCTGTGTCAGCAGCCGAGTGCCGGTATAGGCTTCGATATGCTGGACCGCCGAGGCCACGGCGCGCGTGATCTCGTCGTCCTGGTCGTCCGTTTCAACGCGGAGATATGTCTTTGCGTCGTCGAGGCTCAGGACGTCGCCCGCCGGCTGCTCAGTCGTGACGGGCGGAAACCACATCGACGCCGACCTACTGCGCCGGCTTCTTGACGGTCTTGCTCGGGTCGACCGGCTCCGCGAATCCGGCGTCGATCAGGCGCTGCGCCTCGACGTCGTCGAACTGATCGGTCTCGTCCTTAGGCGAGAGCGAGATCTCCGGTCCGGAAAGGCCGGTAAGCATGCGAATTTTCATGGGACTGTCCTCCTTCCATGAGGGTCGCGATCGGCCCTCGAGGAAGAAGGGGCAACCGAAGCCGCCCCCTCAATGTCGATCGCGTCAGGCCTGGGTGAGGACCTTGATCGCGGCCGTATCCATCAGCTCGCCGTCGTAGCGGATGAGGCCGGCGAGGCCGATCTTCGGCCAGAAGCGCTCACGGACGTTGCCGATCAGCGGCGAGCCCACCTTGCGGACCCAGTACCGGCTGAAATCGCCGAAAACGACGGTGCGCTTGCCGGTCGCGATCGCCGGCACGTCGTCGTTGATCGAGTACGGCTTCTGCAGCAGCGTGTCCGGAGCGCCCGAGCGGATATCGCCCAGCTGCCACAGATAGTTGCCCTGGCCGTCCTTCAGCTTGCGGATCGCGAGCAGCGTGCTGTCGGCGAACATCCAGCGACACTTCGGGCTGCGACGATAAGCCGCGTTGACCGAATGCAGCAGGTTGAGCAGCTCGTCCGACGCGATCGCGGTCGCCGAGGCCGCGCTGATGCCTGCGCCGGCGGCGACGACGATGCCGTTCGCCTCGTTGACGCCGGTACCAACGGTCAGCTTCGCATTGGCGCGACGGCCGAGGCGCTCGCCCAGCGCGCTGGCCAGGAAGTCCTCGAGGTTGAACGCCGAGTCCTGCATGAGCTCGAAGCTCAGCTTCACCCACGGAGTGGCATCGACATAGGCGTTGAGGGTCTTCTGGCCGAAGACCAGGTCGCCGCTGTTGTCGTCCGTCAAGTCCACGCCTTCGGCGAGCGCCGCGGCCGAATTGGCGGTGTCGTCGTTCGTGGGAATGTCGAACTCGTTGCCGCCACCGGTGGTGATGGTGTTGACGATCGCCTCGTCATACATCGGACCCCAGTCCTTCATGACCTGGACGATCTGGGTGGCGAGCTCGCGCGGCACGGTATAGCCGCCCGAAGCGGCGGTGCCGGCGGTCTGCACGCGGACCTCCTGCAGGCCGGCGCGAAGCAGCGTGCGCTGCTCGTTGTCGAGCGAGCCGATATCGCAACCCGAGCGCATGAACGCATCGAACGCCGAGCGATACTGGACCTGACGATCGTCCTTGGTCTTGTCGTCCTCGGAGCGCGATTCGCCGTCGGGATGCTTCGGGCGCTTCTGGCCGCGGCGCTCTTCCTCGTCCTTCTCGGCCTGGACGACGCGCTCTTCGCGCTTGATGTCGGCCTCGACCTTGTCGAAATCGGTCATGATGGCGTCGTGACGGTCCTCGAGCTCCTTGGCCCGCGCCTCGTCGGTGTTGGCAGTGATGGCGTCGAGCGCCTCGCGGGCCTGGCTCACCAGGCGGCCGCGCTTCTCCTGAAGCTCGATCAAACGCATTGAAGTCTCCTGGGCAAAAGAAAGCCCGCACGCGGCGGGCGATAACGTCGGAAGGTGCGCCGACGCGCGCCTCGGGCTAGTGCCCGGTGATCAGCGGAAGCCGCGTTCCATCTGCTCCTGCCTCGCGCGACGAGCGGCGATGCGGTGCGTGGCGGCCACCTTATTGTGTTCCCGGCGCTCGGCGCGCGCGGTCTCGAGCGAGCGCATACCGACGCTGGTATCGGGATAGGCCGGCAGGGCCGTGTAGGTGATCTCGACCAGGTAAGCCTCGATGATGGTTCGTTCCGGCGGATCAACCGTCTCGTCCCATTCCTGCTTCGTGGTGATGAAGCCGAAGGACATGCCGGGGATGTCGCCGCGCTCGATCGACACGGACAGATCGCGGCCGTCGCTGGTGTCGGGAAGGACGTTCTCGAAAGCGAGACCCTTGTCGTCCTCGCTCAGCTTGAGGGTACCAGCACCTGTGCGACCGACGACGCGACCGATATCATGGCTATGCAGCGCAACGACGTCGTTTTCGGCCACCGACTTCGTAAAGGCGCCGGGCGCGATCTTTTCGCGCCAATAATCTCCGATATTGGTCCAGCTGTTGAACAGCGCCGCGTATCCTGCGGCCGTACCAACGCCCACTTGGTCGGCCGAAGTGGAGCGCAGCTCGAGCGGGATGGTGATGGCGCGACGCTCGCGGCCGTCAGTCGTTGGTTTTTGCGTCATCGCCCTCATTTCCATTGGCCGGCGTCTTCAGGACGGGTTGCGTGCCCAAGGGCACGGTCGCGCCCTGGATGTAGAGCTTGTCACCTTCCGGCTTGGCACCTCGACCGATCATCGAGCGGCCTTCGTCCGGCGTGAGAAGTGCGGACTGGACGCCGCGCGCGAGCGCGTTGATCCAGCTCATGAAGTCGCCACGCATCGCCGCGGTCATGTCGTGGCGAATGACGCGCGAGCGATTCCGCTGACCGAAGAGCTTGAGGTTAAGCTCCTGCTCGAGCGCGCACGCCCAGTGCGTCGCCGTGTGCTTGATGAGCTGCAGATCCTGCTGCTCGGCATTCGTGAAGGTGTTGTTCGTCAGATCCTGCAGGAAA